TATAGATATATATATGCACGTTTACCTCATGACAACCTGAGTGAGGAGGTTTGGTCACCTAAATTTACCGTGCCCCTGTATATATTTTGAGGTTATCAATTGTTATTTTATTGATTCAACTGAGATGAGATCGTCTTAGTTTTGTTTAGCCCGTTGAGGTTAGTCCCTATTCCCACTAAAATTATGAATTCACTTTATTTCGAGGAATTAAATTTGAACGACCTGGGGATCTGGTTATTGTCAGTTATGGCAATAATTTCAGTATTATCTTTCTTTTTCAATCTCTTTGTGCTTGAGTCCCATTCTGGTTATGGCCAGTCTAAATGGGAATCGCGCAAACGTAATGAAAAGAAAGCGCGTGATCGTAAAGATCGTGCACGACGCGATAAAGAAGCTCGCGAAAAAGAAACCAAAGAAAAACGTCATAATGACCGTTATGAAAAACCTTTGGATTCGCAATTCGGCATTAAAGAAGCTATCCATTTTGCATTCGACGCTCCTGATTGGGTTATCGATACATTCGGTACCCATTGGTTGCAGTTGCGTGATTTAGCTTCAGACTTTAATTTGACTTTACCTGATTTGTCCAACTTAAATATCCCAGATGTTGGAAAGTATTGGACTTTGTTCAAGGAAAGTGATCTTTTCGCTGAATTTTATTATTTGCTTCAAATGATGATCACTCTAGGATTTATTAAGAAGATTGATTTTTCATTTAGAGGAATGACGTTATTTGTTACGAAGCCACTTCGTCAACCTATTACAATCATTCACTTTATTGAGAAGTTGTTTTCTTTTGGTAAGTTACTTTTGACTAAAGCATTTGTCATTTATGAAAAGGGAAGCATTGACTTGCTTTTCCAATCTGAGATGAAGAATGCTTATGATGATGAGTACACTTTTCTTAAATCTCAAAAGCCTCGTATTGATCTAGGCCGCAAGGCTTTGGTCGATGACGAGTCTTATGATCGTCGTGTTCATGAATGTATTGCTACTACTTTATCATTTTTGAACAATTGTCATGGTAGTGAAAGACTTTATTATGCTAATCGTTTAGGTGTATTGCGTGATATTCAAACTTCTCGAACTTTATCGAAGAAGGAAGGTATTCGCATTAAACCTCTTGGTATTTTGCTTTTTGGTCTTTCTGGTGTTGGAAAATCCGCTATTGCCAATGCGTTGACTCGCTATGTTTTGCAAGTCAATGGATTTGACTATAGTCCTCGTGCTGTTACTTCTTTGAATATGGAGGACAAATTTCAATCGGAATTTGCCACTCATCACCAAGGAGTAATTTTTGACGATATTTGCAACACTGCTTTGGATCGCACTGAAGGTTCGCCCACTTTGCCCGTTATCATGTTTTTGAATAACATGACCATGGCTGCATTGAATGCCAATGCTGATATGAAGGGAAAAGTTATGATCGAACCTAAAGTTGTTACTGCTACCACCAATGTTAAGGACTTACTTTCAAATCAGTTATCTAATGAGCCTTTGTCTATCAATAGGCGCTTTGAGATCACTATCACTCAGAAAGTTAAGCCTGAATATTGCAAGCCTGGAACACAGATGTTGGATAGTTCCAAGATTACACATATGGCTAAGGATCAATTTCCTGATTATGCTCTTTTCACTGTCGAGGAACCCCGTTACAGGGATGATAAGACTGGTGATAAGTTCCGTACTGGTAGGTCCAGGAACATTGTCTTTATTCCGCGTGAATTTGAGGGTAAACCTCTTATTGACGTTGATATTAAGACTTTGCTCCGTTTTTTGAAGGCTGACTCTGAGAAACATTTTGCTCATCAGAGGGCTTTCGTTGCTACCCAGGAAAATTTGGTAGATATGCCGTTGTGTGAATGCGGTCTTCCGGTAGGCATGTGTGATACATGCGTTTTGGATTCTCAGGCTGGTATCCCGAATCTTTCCGAAGTTGTAGAGTTTCTTTCAGCTTTGGAAGTTCGCTTTATCGCTTGGTTGAATGCCTTTTTGCGTACTCTCATTACTTCCCGTATTGGATCATTTATCATTGCTTATTTGATGCGTAACAAGTTGAGGGAGATCATCTTGAATAGTATTGGTTATTATGCTATTTGTATTGGTATGACTCTTGCGTATGATGCTGTTGTGCATGTACGTGGATCATGGATGATTTTACTCTTTACTTTGTTGTACGTCAGTTATATTGCTATTAGGTTTTATTTGATGCGCCGCGCTGTTATTAGGAGGTTTGCTTCCGTTCCCTTGCCATCTGAATACATTAGAAATATGAGTTGGTCTTCTAAATTGAAGGTTATCTCATTTTTAGTGTCTATTGGTTTGTGGAAAATTTTGGTCATTTTGGCCAAAAATTGGAAGAAACTCCCTACTGCTCAAGCAGCAAAGTCCATTATTCTGAAGCCTGATGCCAAGCCATGGCAAAAGGATACTGAATTTTGGGATGTTCATGCTCGTGAGCGCCAATATCTTTATGGAGATGCTGGTGCTAGTGAGAAATCACGTACTATTTCAATAGAAAATTTCACTGAATTGATTGCTAAGAAATTGATGGTTATTCAAAAACCTAGCGGTGAATTCTGTAATGCTATTCCTTTGAAGAGTAATGTGCTTTTGGTTCCCAACCACATGGTTACATCGAAAACACAATTTGTGACACTTACCAAGATTGGAGGTCACACTTTCAAAAATATGCCTTTGGATGATACTGTAGCATTGCGAGTTCCTGGAACTGATTTTGCTGTGTGGTATTGTCCCGGTGCTGGTTTGCATCGGGATATTACTGATTATTATCCTAAGGATATTGATGAGGGCAAGAAGGTTTCTGTTTTCACTTTGTATAATGATGAAGGAAAGATTACGAAATTTCCTACTATGACTGCTATCCGTTCTAGGGTTGTTACATCTGCTGGAGGTATTTTCCAGGGATATAAGTACACTTTCCCTGAGGAAACTTTTGGTGGATTGTGTATGGCAACTTTAGTAGGTAATGCTAATGGTATTCCTTTTATTGCTGGACATCATTTGGCTGGTAAGGGTTATAACGGCGCTGCTGGAGTTTTGTCCAGGCAGTTATTGTTAGATACCATTGCTAAGTTGGATGAAAGGCCAGGAGTTTTGGTTTCTCATTCAGCAGTACCTATGCAGACTGAAAGTATGGGTATTAATTTTGGTCCTTTGACGGCTCCACACGAAAAGTGCATCACTAGATCATTGGATAATGATGCTAAGATTCGTGTGTTCGGAGGCCATAATGGTTCAGCTCGTTCCTCACCTAAGAGTGCTGTTGTTACTTCATTGATTTCATCTGCAGTTGCAAGTGTGATGGATATCAAGAAGAAACATGGACCTCCTAAGGACATGGGTGCTGAACGCCATAAGGTATTGGATATTAGTGGTAAGGTTGATACTGCCACTGAATTCGATTCCAAATTGTTGAAGAAAGCTGTTATTGACTATGAACTTAGTCTCACAGCTATTCCTGCCAGTGAACTCGCCAAAGTTGGTAAGATTAGTGATGATGTTAATCTTGCTGGCCTTGATGGAGTTCTCGGACTCAATGCTATGAATTTTTCAACTTCTATTGGGTTTCCAGGAACTGGACCTAAAACTCAATTTGTTGAAAAATCCGATCGTCATGTGGAAGGAATTTCCTGTCCTCGTGATGTTGATCCTATGATTCTCGATGAGATCAAGAAGATGGAAGAAGCTCTTTTGAGAGGTGACTCCATCAATACTGTGTTTAAAGGTTCTTTGAAGGATGAACCTACTAAGTTGTCTAAGGATAAAGTTCGTGTATTCGCTGCCGCTAACATGCCTTTTGTTATGTTGGTTCGCAAGTATTACCTTACCTTAGCTGCTTTGGTTCAACGCAATAAGATTGCCACTGAATGTGCTGTAGGAGTTGTTGTCCAATCACCTGAATGGACTGAACTTTTTGAACATATTGGTAAACACGGTTGGGATCGTGCTATTGCTGGCGACTATGCTAAATTTGATGGACGTATGAGTCCTCAAGTCATGCTAGCCGCTTTCAAGCTTCTGATTAAGTTGGCTGAGAAGAGTGGAAATTATGACGCAGATGATTTGGTCATCATGCGTGGTATTGCCACTGAGATTTCTTACCCTACTTACGATTATTTCGGAACTTTGGTACAGTTTATGGGATCCAATCCATCTGGACACCCATTGACTGTCGTTATTAATAGTTTCGTTAATTCTCTTTACTTGCGTTACTGTTGGTATGCAATTGCCCAAGAAAAGAAATGGTGGAGTGTTCCACTTTTCAATTCAAAGGTATCAGCTGCTACTTATGGTGATGACAATATCATGACTGTTGCGAAGGGGTATGATGATTTTAATCATACTGCCATCGCTGATCAGTTGGCCAAAGTTAGTATTAAATACACAATGGCTGACAAAGATGCCGAATCTGTTCCTTTCATGCCTTTGAAAGATTGTTCTTTCCTTAAGCATTATGCTGTTTGGGATGAGGAACTTGGTTTGTATCGTTCTCCTGTTGAGGAGGATTCAATTGCCAAAATGTTGCATACACACTTGAAATCCAAAGTTTTGACTATGGAACAATCAAGTGCTGAAGCTATTCAGAATGTTGCATTGAAGTATTTTGAATTTGGACGTGAGGTGTATACGTCAAGAGTTGCACAACTCGAACAAGTAGCTCGTGAAGCTGGTATCCAAGGATATGTTGGACCAATCATGAGTTATGATGAACGCCTCGCATGGTATCGTGAGAAATTCGACCTTTAAGTCGAATTTCCCGGCCCGCTCTGGGGGCCTTGTACCTTGAGCCACCGTAACTATACGTTGGATAAGCTAAAAATAGTTGTCTGTGCTATGATTAACGCACATGGATTAGGTTCTGCATTACCTAATTTGTGTGGACAGCTACACAGATAGTCGTTTTATTCGTTATTTAGCGAAGGGGTGACGCCCAACAAAATAGCACTGTTATGTATCGACTGATGTACCGTGCATAATATTTACATAAATTACATTACTAATTCTTTATATACTTTAAATGAGGCTGCTGAAGCCCTTAATTCAGACGATTTTTCTGCGGATATCGCTAAAATCCACAGGGTCGAGACTTTTGATAAGCTCGATGAGGCTGAAAACCTCAAGTCGCGTAACAAGGAGTTGCGTGATAAATTATCAAAGAAGTATCGTCATTGCAAGCAATTGCAGCGTCGTATTGAAAAGTTGGAATCTATGCTTATGATTTCCCAGTCCGGAATGGCTAGTGATGCTGATCCGGTTCCAGGGACGACTGAGAATAGTTTGTCACCTATGACTAGCGAACAGATTACTGCATTTGCAGATCAGGATGCTGGTTGGGTAACTGAGAAGGTTGGTGTCTATGAATCTACCATGGATCTAGGCAACAACTCGGATTCCGAATTGGGTAATTTTTTGGAACGACCTATTCGTGAATCCGCCCAAACTTGGCTTGTCGGACAGCCTTTTTTCTACAAATTTAATCCTTGGACAAAGTTTTGCGAAAATAGTTATGTGCGCGACAAGATTAAAAATTATCAGTTGTTGAGAATGAAACTTAATTGTAAGATTGTCATCTCAGGCACTAAATTCCATTATGGACGGTGTCTTGTATCATACAACCCTTTTTCTAAAGGGGATGCAGTCACCATCCAAAGGAATTTTATTAGCCAGGATTTGATTTCAGCTTCTCAAAAACCTCATTTCTTCTTGAATCCCACAAAGAATACTGGTGGTGAATTGAAACTACCTTTCTTTTGGGATCAGAATTTTTTGAGCATTCCTTCTGCAGATTGGAGAGATATGGGAGATATTACTATTTCTTCCTTCGACAATCTGTTGCATGCTAATGGCGGAAATGATCCAGTTACCATTACTATCTATATTTGGGCTGAGGATATTGTCCTTACTATTCCTACGTCTGCTGACCCACCCCTTGTTTCTCAAAGTGGTAGAGGTCGTAGGCAAGCGAGTACAATGAACAAAGCCAACGTCTTAAATAAACAAGACGAATATGGATCGGGCATCGTTTCTAAGCCAGCAGCCGCAATTGCAAAGGCAGCAGGTGCACTTACACATTTACCTGTAATTGGACCTTATATGACAGCTACCCAAATTGGGTCTAATGCTGTCAGTCGTATTGCTCAAATGTTTGGGTATTGCAGACCGAACATTGTCACTGACATTGTTCAGTTTAAGCCAATGCCTTGTGGTAACTTGGCCAACATTGATGCGGCTGATGCTGCCCTCAAACTTACTATGGATAGTAAAGCTGAGGTTACAGTTGATTCCCGCACTGTTGGTTTAGATGGAACAGATGAGATGGGTATCTTGGATTATGTCACCAGGGAGTCATATCTCACTTCATTTTCGTGGGCTCCTGATGCTAATCCGGATACTTTGCTTTGGAACACTCGCGTGTTGCCCATGCAATTAGATAATGTCAATAAAGAAATTCATATGACACCTCTAGCGCATATGGCAGCATGTTTCGAGCAGTGGCAGGGTTCCCTTAAATTTAGATTCCAAATTGTCAAGAGTGACTTCCATAAAGGACGTCTTCTTGTACGTTGGGATCCCAATGGTTTTTCAAGCGTAGTTAATTACAATACCAACTATTCTCGAGTAGTTGATATTGCAGAGACTGACGATTTTGAAATTATCATTGGTTGGGGACAAGCCCAGCCTTGGAAAGCGTGTGGGGCACCATATGATGTAGGATCGAATTTTTCATCGATCTCGCGTCTACTTCCTGACCCTGTTCAGGCAAATGGTATTCTTGAACTGGCAGTTCTCAACGACTTGGTCTCACCAAGTGTTGATGCTCCTATTTCAATTAATGTGTTTGTCTCAGCATGTGATGATTTTAAGTTGGCTGCTCCAACTAACAGTAGTCTTAACAATTTTCATTTGTTCCCAGTACCACCAGCTGGTTTGAAAGCTCTTGAGGCACCTTCTGAAGATGAAGTGCTTACTTCACAATCTAGTTCGCCTAATGTTGAAACGGGGGATACCACTGAATCAGACAAGCCAACTTCAGCTGGAGAGCTTATGGCTGTAGCAAGCAAAAGTTCTCAAGATGATAATACTTATCTGGTTTATTATGGAGATCCTCCGTGCTCAATTCGTGAGCTTTGTAAGAGGTATGTTAATGTTCGAACGTGGTTGCCCGGAGAGGCAAGCACCGAAACTATGCGTATCAACACTATCCGCAATAAGAACCTCCCATACTATACAGGTTGGGATTCTGGTGGCATTGACTTGGCAGCTGATGGTAGCACTAAGTTGACTGTTGGACCTACCAGCTTTATTAGTTGGTTTACACCATCTTATGCAGGATGGCGCGGGTCAATGCGTCACAAGTTTTACATGTCAGCTACCTCCGATTCCCAAACACCCTTGGTGATTCGGGATGGTTACAATGGTTCTGGTAATGGCAATTTTGCCTTTACTTCAATAGCCCTATCTTCAGCCACAGCTGCGATTCAGAAGTTTTTGACTTCACGTTTGGCAGCTACGTCTGGAGCTGGGACGGCAGCTACCAATTTGGGCATTAATAACACTCTTGAAGTGGATCTTCCATATTATATGCCTAAGAGGTTCTCTGCAGCTCGTGCTGTATCAGCACAGAATCTGGATTGTAATTCTCACATCATGAAGACAGTTGCTTTATCATCGTCTTCACGTGGGGCAACTACAACTACGCAGACCGCATACCAAGATCACGTGGCTGCTGGCGAGGACTTTTCCTTGTTTTTCTTCACTGGTGTACCCATTTACTTTAAGTACACTTTGAATGAAAGTTCATAGGAAGTCCTCTTCATATTTATTACATAATTTATAAACATTTACTCGATATCGTAAGAATCCGATCGAGTATCTTATGTTAGGATTCGATAATATTCATGCAACTATGGAAACATAGGTATGAATATAATCGTGCGAGCGACCCGCACGTCATATGCTAGCGCATATAGGAGACAATTCTCGGCTTTTAATAGAAGCCATCTGGTATTTTACCTTGAGACTTGTCTCAAGGCTTTTAGCTAGGTGGCAACTTTAAGAGTCAGATTGCCTCGCCTGTACATATGGTCAAATAGGTTTTTTATTCTACGTTCTATTTAGAAGTTTTTTAACTACCTTTTTGCAGTGTGTACAGTAGTTCTGTATGGTAACATACGGGGCGAGGTCTTCTCTGCA